TGTCGTGAGGTTACTACAGCTACTCTTCGATTATTGGTTATCTTTTCGACAATCTCTTTCTGATAATCGTACATCTTGATTGGAATAAGACCGTGGTCAACGTGTACAATTTGAATGTATTTCTCTGAGAAGTATACTGGATCTTGAGCGCATTTAATGAACTCTCCAACCATATCCTGAGTAAACTCAATAGGAGTACCCTTTCTCTTTAGGTTGGCGTTACCATTATAGCCTCGTTCTAGCAACTTAGACATCTTTAGTTTTCATGTCCTTTATCAGTTGCTGTAGCTCGTTCGTAGAGCCTACGAATAGATTATTATTCGTCGTTAAGCCTTTAGGTACTTCTCCACCACCAATCTCAGATTCAGCTTTGATTTTATCTGTAGACATCTTAACGAGGTCTTTGTTTGCGTCAACAAGCGTCTTCATGATTGTTGAAACAACCTCGTATGCTCTTGGGTGCTCGGATGCCTTTGCAACGTCGAGCATCTGCTCTAACGCCTCTGTTCCAGACTCGATTACATTATAAAAGTTGCTTCTAGCATATTCATAATCTTTGTCTATCTTGTTGTCAGTGGGAACTTCTACTCGTTCAATTACTTTCCCTTCAACTACATCATCCAGAGGCTCAAGTCCTAAACTTTTGCCTATTTCATCATTCATATTATATTAGACCATCTCCATCAGATTTTATAACTAAGTGTTTCCAATCGTCATCTATATCGATTGCTGTAAAAGGTAATGTCGCTGTGGCGCCCGTAGGTGCTGTTCCAGAAGTAGCGGTGAACGCATCTCCTACTTTATATGATTGACCCACAGCACCTAAGTATGTATTCCATGCGGCTTGATTTGTAGTAGACGATGCGCTTCCTAGATCGTAGATTCTATATGCTGTTCCAGTGGTTAAACTAGCAACTGAGACGGGAACGCCAGGAGTTACTTCTATCTCAGTTCCACTATCGCTAATCGAAAACGAAGGATATAGGTCAACATCGACAAACTTGATCTGCTTCTTGGTCGACACAGGACCAAAGTAATATGCTTTCATTGTGAAGTTTAGTGTCCATACCAAAGCTCGTCTAGTCTGAAAATCCGCTTCATATGTATCTTCTTGACTAACGCTTGTCAGTACAATAGGCACGTCTACGTATGTGTTAAGCTCGTCGATCATCTTAACGCTAACGGTGCAGTCTGGTTTGAAGTATGGCAATATTTGCTCAAGAATCTTCATTCCATCTTCATTGTACTTTGTCATTATGTTTAGCTGAAACTCTATGTCATATGGAGCAGGAGTAAATAGTGAGGTTACGCTTCCGTCAGATCCAGCACTTCCACTAACTTGCCTTGTCATACTAGTAAGCTTTCGTTCTGCATTGTATGCCATACCAGTAATTTCAAAAGACATTCTAGGCAGAGTCATAGCAGGAGCATCTAGATTTGGATCCTGTTCTAGTTTAGCGAGAATCTTTTGCATAGGAGCATAGTTGATGGGCACAGTCATTCTTTGGACTTCTGTGCCCGCATTGTTACTGCGGCCTATTTGTATGTCGTTGAACATTGTGCCAAAAACAGCAACATATCGTCTAGTCGATTCGTTATAGAAATGATTACCGTACATTAGAACGTGTCCTCACCAAATGGATTACTTTGACTGAAGTCGATTATGTTGTCCGAAGCTACGCTAGGGGTGTCATTATTGATAAAGTCGTCTATTGTGTTGTTGTCAGCAAGTGAGTCGTAGGTTTCTACGTTATCAAGCTTAGATTTAACAAGAACTACTGTGCCAAAGGTCGTTCCATTTGTAGTTCTGTAGTAATAGTTGCCAGACGTGTTGCCCTGTGTTGTCGCTGATAGGGTTGTCTTTCCGTCTGTTCCTGGAGTACCCGTCTTGAGTATTCCTGGAATCTCATTATTAGATATGTTGAAATCTGAAGCATCGTATATACTCAACGTGTTACCAGTGTTCGTTGTTTCCGATTGATCGAATATATACTTTCTTCCAATCTCAAGCTCTATTATCGGAGTCTTCACTGCTGCGCCGAATGTCTCCGACGTATCTTTAAGATAGAAGTTTCCATCTGAGTATGTGACAGTATATGTTACGTCCGCAGAAGGCACGAATAGGTCAACATTAACGAATTCATCATCGATGAACTTTTGACCAGTGTTGAATCTCTCGCCACTATACTCGAATAGCTCTGCTCTCAGATCATATGTCTGTAGTGAGCCCATTTGATAGAAGATAGATTCATGTTCAACGTGCTGAATTTCGAATATCTTATTGTTTAGAGGTAGATATATAAGATCTCCCTCAAGAGGTCTTACCGAAGCTTCTCTAGATCCTATTTCTAAATCATAAGTCTTTTGTGCGATAGTCATGGTAATCGAGTCACGGATCTGAAGTCCAAACTTGGATAAGAAGTCTCCTTCTCCCTCAAAGCCATCAACACTCTTAACATACATTTCTACCATATATGCGTTATCGAACGTTGATAAATCGTCTTCATTAAGGATATCATCTTTGGCTACCAATGTTCTCGGTATATACCATACGTCCATCCCATATATCTTGATAGACTCGATAACCAGATCCTCGACGAGGTTTTGCTCACCCGAGTTTTCAAAGTTTTCAAAATAGTAATTTTTAGCCACTTTGTTATCCTATCATATCGACTGACGGTAGAGAGTAACTATTAGACATATCTTCTTCTAGTCGCTGTATCTCTTCTCGCGCATCATTTAAAATCTGTTCTCCATTAAACTGAACATTTCCAGGCAGCGTCATGCCGTTGAACTTAGTGAGATTTGATCCCCACTGATACTTGATTTTTGCTGTTGCATAATTTTGTAGCCATCTGTCTTTCCAGATGTCCGAGTATACTGCAGGATCAAGTACCTGATATGCTTCAATGACTATGTACGTACCGGTTGTTAGTGTCTGCCACTCCATATCTAAGTGAAGTTTATCCTGATGTCGATTATATCTCAAAGGAGTTGCGCCAACAAGAAGCTCTTCTAATAGCTGTATATGTGACATTGACATCTGAAAGTGTACTAAATTAGAACTTAGCATATCATGAAGATTGTGTAGGACAAACTGGTACTTTGCATTGAACATACCCGTTCCTAGAGAAACGTTGGACTCTGGACTGAAGACATTAACTGCGCCGATGATATTGTCAGGTACAGAAATATATTCGAGTTCATATGTGCCTTGAAACACGCCTTTGTTTGCTGTTGTCTGTAACTGTACTACTGAGTTAGCATTGTTTCCAGCCTTTGCCTGAAACGTGGTGCTAGTAATGTATCCTTCAGCAATGAATGTTCCCAAGCTAGGTCTTTTATAATACAATATATTATTGTCTACATCTATTGAGATAATAGTCATTGTTGCTGTTGCGGCAGCAGTGCCACCAGCATCCGTCAAGGACACAAGATCGCCTACTGCAAAGTCTCCCTCAACCAAAGACGTTAGGGTCAGATAAGAGTTAGATACCTTATGCTTTAAGTATGTCTTCTCAACACCATCAAAATGATAGTCTTGATAGTACTGTAGTGATTCGTCGATTCGATCATCTACTTGATCGGCGTCAACATTAATCTCAATGACTGGCTTACCTAGCTTTCTAAGACACCATTCTTTGAATTCAGTTTTTGTAGTTGGCTGTGCCATGATTGTATTCCGTAGTTAGTTCTATGTCTTATAGTATTTATCTAATTAATTATGCTACTTATTACGACCAAGTGAAAATATCACTTCTTTCCAAGTGTTATTTGAGATTATCAACCAATCGCTGTAATTTTAATTTTTGGTTCGTTAATAATTGTTGCGCTCGCGCTTCCGTCATGTATGCGTACTCTATGCAAAGCGACATTATTACTGGCACCGAACTCTCTGCCTAATACTCTAAATGTTTTGGCGGCAGTCCAACTATCTATATTACCAGAAGCTAAATCGCCACTACCATCTACAGTTATAATCGCCTCAGATACAGAGTATACGTGACCT